CGATGGTCGTCTCTGGACAAACAACAGGTTTATGTTCCGCATTAACCGACAACCCAAGGATCCATCTCTTATAGGGGTAAGATCGAGTTCTTGACCGAAGAGTCTTTTGCAACACTACTGACTACGAATACTGAATTTTATTCACTATTTGAGCAGATTGCTGCATTAACACTCGGTAAGAGTCCCGGTTCCTACTCCCTTGAGAAGGTGATCCCTGGTAATCGGTATGTGGTCCAAACTATGTGTTTGAAAGGAGAGGGCCTTGAAAGGTACCTGAAGCCTGAGAACTTTGTTCTAGTTCACACCAAACCTACCTTGAATTTACTCCGTACGGAGCCATCCTAAGACTTAAAGATAAGGACGTCCCTTATCCGATGAACTCGTATCCTTTACATAAAGGAGGTAGAGCATGTTGTTATTACAACATCATCAGGATGGGTTGTTTCGTCGTTTATCTGTAATTGGGATCCCCAAGTACATCATTCCGAATTTAATTTCGGATATGGTGAAATGGGAATCCTGTTCGGGTGTCGAATGGACAATCAAGAGACTTAAAAGTCTTAAGATTGACCTCATTCGTCACAAAGCTGGGCTACCTCCCTTGACTTGGGTTCGTAAGAACCGAAGAGGGGAAATAGCTGGTCATCTTGGATCTTTGTTTAGGTGGTCAGAGAAATCTGACCGACACTTCTCAAAGGCTGTGCAAGCCCTTATGGGTTACACCTTCTATATCCAGGGATCTTTGACTGATTCCCAGAAACAGAAGTTTCTTTCGGGTATTAACCCGATGGAACAAGAGGACCTGCCAGAATCTTTTGCTAAAGATTTTGGCCAGTTTGTCTCGAACATAACGGTGAGGAGAAACATTTCTAAAATGTCTCGTCCTCTAGTCACCTATCAGGGTTCATCATCCAAACGAGCTCCCCGTTTGTTTAACAGGAAGTCCGTTTCTCAGTCTGATCAGATCTTGAGTGATCTTGATCTGTTCAATACTGATGGAGGAAGAATTCTGTATGCTAAGTACCAACAACTTTATGAGCCTTTATTAAAGGGCTGTAAAGAACGTCGGTTACACTTGAACTGGACTGCAGAGAATATCCGCCGTCTCGGTTCTCGTGTTCAATCCTCATCACCTTATGGTGGTGAGGTACATTTTCTCCAGGAACCTGGTGGAAAGTTGCGATCTATCGCATCTCCCTTAAGGATCCATCAAGAAGCCTTACGGCCTCTAGCGGAGTCTTTGTATGACTTAGTTAGGTCACTACCGTGGGATTGTACTCACGATCAAATGAGTGCAGTCCCCTACATCCAAGCGCACCTTGGCAAAGGTGGTCAGGTACACAGTGTCGATTTATCATCGGCAACCGACTTGTTCCCCCTCTCTGTTCAGGAAATAGCACTTCGTGCTATCTACGGATCAGCTTCCCAGATTCATATTGATCTCTTCGTTGAGATCTCTAGGAGTCGTTGGAAGTCTCCTATCGGAGAAGTTAGGTGGACAAAAGGTCAGCCTCTAGGGTTGTACCCTAGTTTTGCTGCTTTTACCTTGACACATGGAATGTTGCTTTACTACTTAGCTGATGGTGATTACCACAATCAGTTCTTTGTAGTGGGCGATGATGTTGTTATCCTAGATGATGATCTAAGGGATAAATACATCTCCATGTTAGCTGCGATGCGTTGTCCTTGGTCTCCAGATAAATCTATCTCTTCTGACAAACTCTCTGAGTTTGCCGGAAAGATAATCACTGAAACTATGGTTATTCCACAGTTAAAGTGGAGGAAGATGTCAAATGACAATTTCCTAGATATCTGTCGACTCTTAGGACGACGGAGCCGTTGTCTTCTATCTAACCGACAGAAGCAAGTGTTTGACAAAGTGGCCCACCTTGGTGAGCCAATTGGTCTCAATTTCTCTCTACCAAATGATAATTTGGAGAAGATGATTGAAAGGACACTTGATTTCTATCAACCTGATAGACAAGTCTTAGGATCCCTAATGGGCCTAAGAAAGAAGTTAAACCATTTGGTTTATACTTCTTCTGAAAAGCTTGACTCTTCTGAGTTACAAGCTATTTCAGCAACCTTCGACGAGAAGGTTAAGACAGTATTCCTTGAAACCTTGTTTCACAGATGGGATTTTCTAAATCTCGTTGGTGTTGAAGGTTTCTCCGGTCTACCCGAGGCTCTGGATTTGGATACCAGATTACCTCTGCGGGAGAAGTTGGACTCACGTTTAACTACTCTTGTTAGGTACGAAGGTCTCCTCAAATTACAGAAAGAGACAGAATAAC